AATGCCGACTCGCACTTGCATGTTGAGTTTTACACCAACGACCAGAAACCTTACAAGGATCGTCCGACGCCTTTTGTGCGGATAATTGTGCCTGGTGATAAAACAAACGTTGTTGACCAGCCGGTCAGGGAAGATCATAAAGAACGATTCCCGCGCCAGTGGTTGCATTTTCAAATGCAGAGCGGCGATGGGCCGGTTATTGGAACGCTGTTGCAGCAATGGAACACGGACGATGAAGAAAACTTCAGCTTGCATCAAATGGCCGAACTTCAGATCCTTAAATTCCAGACAGTCGAGCAAGTGGCAACAGCTTCAGATAGCCAGCTTCAGCGCATCGGCATGGGCGGTGCTGGATTGCGCGAAAGAGCAAAAACGTATTTAACCAGAAAAAACCAATCCGCAAACACTTCCGAACTGGAGATTACTCGCCGCGAGCTTGATGAATTGAAACAGCAAATGGCGATGTTGATGAAAACCAAAAAACTCGGCAGGCCGCGCAAAGAGGCGTAAATATGAGCAGCACAATGCTCCAGTTGGTGCAACAAGTCACAAACGAACTAGGTGTCACGGCGCCGGTGTATGTCGCTGGCAATACCAATCAAGATGTGACGCAGATTCTCGCGCTGATGAACGCGACTGGTTACGAGCTGCTGCGCCGGCACAACTGGCGCGCAATGACAAAGCAAAAGGCTTTTTATACTCAATACCTGACAACCACCGGCAACTGGACGACCGCCGCGCGCACGATCACCGGAATTCCCAGCACTACGGGGCTGGACACGACCTACCAGGTGCAAGGGACCGGCATCAATCAAAATACGTTTATAGAATCTGTGGACAGTTCGACGCAGGTCACTCTTAATCAAGACTTTGCTGCCGCTGGCGGCGCTTCTGCTACTGCGTATTTCCAGAAAATGAAGTATGACTTGCCGAGCGACTACGAGGCGTTGGTGCCGCGAAGCATGTGGGATAAATCAAAGCACTGGGAAATGCTTGGGCCAGAGGACGCGCAACAATGGGAGTGGCTGCTCTCCGGCTATATCTCGACCGGACCGCGGATCCGCTGGCGTTTGCTGGGATCTTATTTCCAGATATGGCCTGGCACCTCTGCCGCTGAATATCTTGGCTATGAATATCGGTCTAACGGCTGGGCTAATTCTGCCGCTGGCGCTGTAAAGACCAGCTTCACGGTGGACACTGACACGACGATCTACCCTGACCGCCTGATGGTGCTTTCAACCAAGCTCAAGTATTTTGAGGCAAAGGGCTTTGATACGACCGCTATGTATCGCAATTATTTGTATGAACTTGAAGCGGCAATGGCGCTAGATATGTCGGCTGCCAATCTGAGCTTTGCACCGCGCCCAGGCACTGTGCTAATCGGATACGACAACATACCTGACAGCGGATATGGCCCAAATTAACCAACTGGTGCAGGGCAATGCGGCGCGTGTAGCGTCTGTTCCAGCTCCTGTTGGCGGCTGGAACGCCCGCGACAGCATTGCCAACATGGAGCCGCTGGATGCGGTTCAACTGATTAACTTCTTCCCGACAGTCAGCAACTGCGTGCTTAGAGGTGGTTCGACGAATTGGGCTACCGGCATGACCGGCCAGGTGCAGACGATCATGGTCTACAACGGCGGGACCAGCAGCAAGATGTTTGCCGCTGTCGGGACTCCTGATCTTAAATTCTACGATGCCAGCACCGCTGGCGTTGCAACAGCAACTAGCGTCACCGGCTTAACCAACGCAATTTGGGAATACATCAACATTACGACGACCGGCGGCACTTATTTGTATGCGGTAAATGGCGTGGACAAGCCGCGGTTGTACGATGGCACAACATGGACCGCCATTGATGCTGCTTCAACGCCAGCTATTACCGGCGTAACGACAACAACGTTATCAAATGTGACGCTGTTCAAGAATCGCCTTTGGTTTATTCAGAAAGACACGCTCAAGGCGTGGTACCTGCCGACCAGCGCAGTCGGCGGCGCCGCGCAGGTTTTGGATCTGTCAGCTATTGCCAAATTTGGCGGGCATCTTGTGGATCTGGATACATGGACGATTGATGCAGGCTATGGCGTAGATGACAATCTGGTGTTTGTTACCAGCAACGGTGAAGTTATTGTTTATCGAGGCACCGACCCGGCCAGTGATGCTACTTGGGCGCTGACCGGAGTTTGGAAACTTGGCTCGCCAATCGGCAACCGATCCATGCTGAAGTGGGGCGGCGATCTGCTGATCTTGACGTATGACGGCTTGATGCCGATGGCTCAAAGCTTGCAATCTTCCCGCTTAGATCCTCGCGTGGCGCTGTCAAACAAGATTCAAGGCGCCATTACGCAGGCCACAACTAACTACGGCGGCACGCACGCCGCGGTTGGGTGGCAGGTCTACTACAATGCTCGTCGCAATGCTGTGTGGATCAATGTGCCGATCGCAGAAGGCCAGCAAGAACAGTATGTGATGAACACAATCACAACGAGCTGGGCACAGTTTCAAGGCTGGCCAGCAAATTGTTGGGAAACCTACAACGATAATCCTTATTACGGCGGCAACGGCGTTGTGGTAAGGGCGTGGGATGACACTTACGTAGATAACACATCAAATATTGCAACAAATGTTTTCCAAGCATTTAACTATTTTGACAGCCGCGGCGTGAAAAAGTATTTCACCAGGGCGCGGCCCAGCATATTTACAAACGGCGCACCTGCTATTTTTGTCGGCATCAACGTAGATTTTAACGTTGATGACACAACCGCGCCTATTTCCGCATCGGCATCTGCTGTTGGATTATGGGATGCAGGAACGTGGGATTCTGCATTGTGGGGATCTGGTTTACAAATTACCAACAACTGGCAAGGTGTCACCGGGCTTGGTTACTGCGGATCCATCCAGCTCAAAAGCGCAAGCAGCGGGCTGCAAATTGAGTGGGCATCTACTGACGTTGTTTATCAGACCGGATGGGCAGGGATATAGTATCGGGGCCGGATGTCGGCCATTGGGTAGCAAAACGTGTGAATTATGGGTTTTTAGAAACCAGAGCCAACGCATTAGGATTAAAACGAAATGATGAACTTATTGCAGGAGTCATTTACGAGAATTGGAATCATCAAAGCATATGGTGCCATTTCGCTATTGAAGGCCAATTGACACCGGCTTATTTGGCAGCAATATTTGATTATCCGTATAACATTTGCCAGGTCGAAAAGATCATTTGCCCGGTTGGAAGCGATAACGAACAAAGTGCCAAAGTGGTAAGGAAAATGGGATTTACCGAAGAAGGCAGAATTAAGGAAGGGCGACCACACGGCGACATTGTGTTTTACACATTGCGCCGCGATGACTGCCGGTTTTTAAATACACGATACAGCAAAAGGATAGCAAATCATGGGTAAATCTTCACCTTCGCCACCTCCAGCACCAGACTACGCGGGCGCAGCTCGTGAGCAAGGCGCAGCAAACGAGGCAACTGCTCGATTGCAGGGACGCATCAGCAATCCAAATATCATCGGTCCGCTTGGCGGGCAAACTGTTACTTGGGGAACGCCGACTTTTGACCAGGCGAATTACGACAAAGCAATGTCGGCGTATCAAGCCAGCCCGCGTGGGGCGGTTCCGATGCAGAACGAATTCTACACAGAGGAAGGGTTCGATACCGCTGGCTATCAGAATGCAATGAACAAATGGGCGGCAGGAACGAACGCGCCGACAAGAGAACAATTCACAACAAACGCAAATGCGGATCAAGCAAACGTAACCCAAACACTGACTCCGCAAGCGCAAGCTACCCTAGACGCACAGCAGCGCGTACAGCGGTCGTTGGCTGGGTTGGGAGAGCAAGGCATAAGCACCGCGCAGAATGTGCTTGGGAACGCGTTTAATCCAAACCTTGCGGGCTTGCAAACTAGTGTCGGCAAAGCTGGGCAAATCCCGCAAACGCCGGATCTGAGCAGATATGGACAAGCCAGCGGGTTGCAGGGACAAAGGTTAGGTGATGGCAGAGGCAACAGGCCGCTAACCGTAGAAGAAACCACTTCTATGAATAATCCAGATGTTTTTCGAGGAAAAAACGCACCTCCGCCATCTACCGGAAATCTTGGCAATGATGTTTTAATGCCTCAAGAAGTTGCGGCTAAATTTGCTGCTTTAAGAAATATCCCGTTAGGTGGCCCCGGTAGAGAGCTATATACACCAACAAATAATCAAGGAAACATAGGACAAGCCCCGAGCGCGCCAGAACTTAGCGCGTATGGCATGGCAGGCGCAAACGTCAACGCTCAACCAGTAAACGCCGGACCGCAAAGCGGTCAATATGGCATGGCAGGTGCAGGCCCACAAGCGGGACAATATGGCTTTGCGGGCGGTGGTCCTGGCGGTGGGCAATACGGGCTGGCAGGTGCAAATGTGCAAGCTGGTGCAATTAATCAAGGGCCGCAAACAGGTCAATATGGGCTTGCCAGCGGCGCATTGAACACTAGCAACGTGGCAGCAATGCCTGTTAATGCAGGCATGACCGGCCAGCAAGCAATTATGAACCGCCTGGCGCCGCAGCTTGAAAGATCAGACGCAGCAACGCGGCAGCGACTGATTAATCAAGGTCTGGTGCCGGGTGGCGAAGCGTACGAAAACGCAATGATTTCCCAAAACCAGCAAAAGAACGATCTGCTCTCGCAGGCGGCGTTGCAAGGTATTGGCTTGGATACCGCGGCAAACGCACAAGGGTTTGGCCAGGCGTTGCAAGCGGGGCAATATGGCAATCAAGCGGTAGCGCAAAACTTTAGCCAAGCACAGGCTGCACAAGCTGCACAAAATGCCGCACAGCAGCAAGGATTTGCACAACAATTTGGGTTGGCTGGATTACAAAATCAAGCGGTTGGCCAGAACTTTGGTCAAGGCGTTACTGCCCAGCAATTGCAGAATGCCGGGATTGGGCAGAATTTCGCTCAAGGTCAAGCCGCAAACGCCGCAGGGAATCAAGCGGTAGGTCAGAATTTCGGTCAAGGGTTGTCTGCACAGCAAGCGCAGAATGCCGCCTCGCAACAGCTTTACAATCAATATATGGGTGTGCAGGGATTGCAGAATCAGGCCGTAAACCAGAATCAACAGGCGGCGCTGGCTCAATATCAAGCGCAGCTCGGTGGTCAGCAGCAAGGGTTTGGTCAAAATGTCACGCAGCGGCAGCTCGGCAATCAAGCAATTGCACAAAACCAACAAGCAGCATTGCAACAACAGCAAGCTGCCCTGGCCGCGCAAAATCAGCAATACAACCAACTTTTGCAAGGTGCACAGTTTGGCAATACCGCGCAGCAGCAAAGTTTGCAGCAGCAGCTCGCGTTGCGAAATCAACCGCTAAACGAGATCGCTGGTTTAATGAGTGGCTCGCAGATCCAGATGCCGCAGTTTCAGGGCTATCAGGGCGCGAACGTGGCGGGGACGCCGATCTTTGCTGGAGCGCAAGCAGCAGGGCAGTCTGCGATGGATCAATACGGTATCCAGTCGGCCAACGTCAACGCGCAGAATGCAGGGCTGTATGGGATGTTAGGGACTGCTGGCGGGTTGGCTGGGAAAGCGTTTTTTTCAGATCGTCGTTTAAAGTCGAATATTGAGAGAATTGGTACGCACCCGCTTGGAATTGGAGTTTACGAATACAACATTTTTGACCGCAAAGAGCGCGGCGTGATGGCTGATGAAGTCGAAGCCGTGATGCCGGAAGCCGTTGTGTTGCATTCTAGTGGATACAAAATGGTCAATTATGGAATGCTGACATGAACTCAACCTACAATTTCAATCCTAACGACAAGCGGATGCAGCTTGCCGCGTTGCTGCAAGACCCGACGCAGCCTTACAAAAGGTATAGCGGGCCTATGGGCGCGCCTAAATCAGGCGGCGGCGGCATGGGATCTTTCAACGACATGATGATGAAGCTGATTATGCAGACGCAGCCCGGTGCTCCGGTTGTTGAGAAATCAACACAATACGACCCGAATTCTCAGAACTTTACACCGTCAAATTACTAAAGGCTCAAAATGGCCGAAAACAAGTTATATAACTTTAACCTTCCAGGACCATACCAGGCAGAGTTGGCAAGGATTGCTGACCAGCAGCGCATGGCAGAGATGCTCCAGGCGCAGTCACAAGCACCGTCAGAACGTTTTAGCTACAAAGGCATAGAAGCGCGCACGCCGGTCACGGCAGGGCTGGCAAAGCTGCTACAGGGCTTTGGTGGGGCATACTTTCAAAATCAGGCGCGGGAGCAGGAGAAGGCTCTTGGTGAAAAGTATCGCGGAGAGAAAATGGCAGATTTGACCGCTCTTGGAACTGCTATTAACGCGCCAGCTATAGCTGGATCTGCTGAAATTCCGGCAAGGTCTGAAATACAAATGCCTTCAGAAGAATTGGGCGGTGGCCCCGGTAGGGAGGCTGCGCCTGCAATACCTGCTGTCACGGCTCGCCAGGCTGGATACATTGGGCCGGAAATGATAGCAAAAATGAAAACTACGGAAGGCGCTAATCAGGTATTAGCGTTGAGTTTGGCGCAAAGGCAGGCGCAGATAGACGCGGAAAGGCGTGCAAACGAACCTTATACGCTGGCAGAAGGCGCTGGACGTTATCAACCTATGCCCGGCGGTCAACCAGCTAAATTGATTGCTGGCGGTGTGCCTAAAACGCCATTTGCACCTATTGACGTATCAAAATTTACGCCAGCCAGTGTGCAGGCAGCGATGAATCCTGATGGCACAGTTGATAGAACTAAGCTCGTTGCTATTCCTGAACGCGCTACTGGCGATCTTGCTGTTTATAACTTATATGCTGAACAACAAAAAGCCGCTGGCAAAGTGCCGATTGGCATTGACCAATTTATAATAAATCAAAAAATTGCGGGGAGAACTCCTGCTTCTACAACTGTAACTTATGGATCGCCAGTTGCGGCACAAAATTTAGCAGGCAATCCAGTATTTATACAGCCCGGAAGGGGCGGCGGCGCTCCTGCTGTAATTGAAGGATACTCGCCACCAGGTGAGAAATTGCGGCCAATACCGGCAACTGTAAATACGGCAATTCTTGGAAATCAAAAAGCAAACAATCAACTGGATCGAGCAATTACATTGATTTCCGGTAAGGATTTGCCAGGGATGGCTGGTGATGTGTCAGCGACTGGCTTCAAAGGAGTTTTGCCGAATGCAATCCTTAATAGGGTTGATCCGCAAGGCGTTGCAGCTAGAGCTGAAATTGCTGATATTGGATCGTTAATATTGCATGATAGAAGCGGTGCAGCAGTTACGGCGAGCGAATCACCGAGATTGATGCCTTTTATCCCATCTTCAACAGATGACAACGCTACTGTATTAAAGAAATTAGGACGGCTTAAATTAGAGCTTGCAAACGAAACAGCAGCAATGAAAGAAATTTACAGCAAAGATCAGGGGTATAAAGAAAGTCCTATACTTAATAAGCCATCTGTTGCGGAAAAAATAACCACAAGAAATGAGATTATTGAAACCGCAACTAAAACAGGAAAAACTGTCGCAGAGGTAACAAAAGACGCGATAGCTAAAGGCTATAAGGTGAATCCATAATGGCTCTTATTGATGACTTATATGGCGGGCCATCTAACGCGCCATCTGGCGGGTTGGCGGCAGATTTGTATGGGGCTGTTAACGCAAAAAAACCATTGTCGTGGGCAGACGTTCCCGGCCAAGCCGTAAGAAATTTGCCGTCAAGCGCAGGTAATTTTGTAAGCGGTATAGCGCAAGCCGTTGCACATCCTATAGATACAACTTCTTCATTATTAGATATTGGTTCTGGAACAATATTAAATATTGCGCCTAAATCAATTTCAAATTTTTTCCAACAATTAAATCCTACAGATTTTGATCGTGTAGTAAATGCAGCAAATTCTGCAGGAGGTCATTTTAAAGAACGATACGGAAGCATTGAAGGAATAAAAAAATCATTAGCAACTGATCCAGTGGGCGTTGCCGGGGATTTATCTACTTTGTTCACTGGCGGCGCTTCTATAGCTCCGCGAGCTGGCGGTATAGCTGCTGGATTAACAAAAGCGGCAAATGTTACAAATCCCGTAAACGCTTTGGTAAAAGGATTGGAATTAGCTGCTCCAGCAGTAACCGGCACTACAAAACAGGTTTTAGGAATGGCAACCGGCGTTGGCGCTGAAAATATTGCAACAGCGGCTAAATCAGGTTTTGAGGGAACAAAAACATATTTAGAAAATATGCGGAGCCAAGTTTCAAAAACTGATGTTTTGGATCAAGCAAAACAAGCTCTTGCAAACATGAGAGCAGATAGAGCAGCAGAATACAAAACAAATATAGCTACAACTGCCGCTGATACAACACCGTTAAAGTTTAATGAAATTGATAACGCATTAACAAAAGTAACTGATAGTTTGCAACAAGGCGGTCATTCAAAAATTGGAAAAACTGAAGCCACAAAAGTTGAAGAAGTAAAAGATATTGTAAAAGAATGGCGCGATGATCCTTCAGCTCATACGGCCATCGGCTTAGATGCTTTAAAACAACGTTTGGACGCCGTTTATCCAGACAGCCCAATCCATAACCAAGCACAACGAGTTATAACAACGGTAAGAAATGCAGTAAAAGATACGATTGTGAAACAATCGCCGGAATATGCGGCAACAATGAAATTGTACGAAGAAGCCATTACTCTTGAAAAAGAAATAGCTAGAACGTTATCTTTAGGTGATAAAGCCTCTGCTGATACGGCTTTACGCAAATTGACTTCGTTGGGACGTAATAACGTAAATACAAATTACGGTTATAGACTTGATCTTGCAAAAGCATTAGAGCAACAAGGCGGGAAAGACTTGATGCCTGCTATTGCCGGTCAGACTATGAGTTCTTGGACGCCAAGAGGTCTAACGGGGCAGCTAGGTGCACCAGCAACCGCAGGTGCTGCTTTGTTGGGTAATCCTGCAATGGCAATGGCACTTCCTTTTATGTCACCAAGACTTGTTGGTGAAGCAGCATACAAAACTGGACAATTGGCAAAACTTTTAGAACCTGCAAAAAGCACTGCATCAAATTTAATAAGTAAAATTCCAATAACAAATGAACAAGCAAGACTTGCTGCTTTGCTTGCATCTCAAGCTGGAACAATGCAACAACCCGCAAGAAACGACCGGTAGGTTATTTTCTATAATTGCCACTTTTTATTCTGGAAACATAAGATTGACTTATTTTAAAATAAATCGCTATTTCTTTTTGCGTTTTATTGCTAATGCGAATATTGGTAATATCTGCATTAGTCAATCTACCGTTCCAATGGTGAATGCCGTAATGATGGCGGTGCTTTATCGATGTATCGGCGTTATTTTCCGCTTTTGTTCCTACTCGCAAATGTGCTGGATTAACACACGGAGGATTGTCGCAAGTGTGCATAATTATTTTACCAAATGGTATTTTATTTCCAGTAAAAAATTCATAAGCATATCTATGCGCTCGCACTGGGATTTCACCAGGCAACAAAAAAATTCCATATCCGTAATCATTTATTGTTCCAATCCAAAGCCAGCAAGTTTTTGTTTTTTTTATTCTAGATTCAAAAACATCATTTGGGCCAAGCTGGTCAAATTGATGCAAAGTCCCATTATTTCGTGCTCGGTTGTAACATGGTCTGCAAAGTTTACGTCCAATGGATGGGGCTGTATTACAAATAACGCAAATAATTGTTCCTCTGGATTGATAGGTCATTTTTATCTCCTTAGTGGAACTTCAAGTATATACCATATCAATGGAGGTGGCTAGTGTCTTACAACGGTTCAGGAACTTTCAACATCAACAGCGCGGGCCAGCCGGTCGTCACCGGCACCGTCATTTCATCAACAGCTTTCAACGCCTTAACTGCGGATCTGGGCACCGGCCTGTCTACGGCAATCACAAAGGATGGCCAGACGGTTGCGACAGCCAGGATACCGTTTGCCGCAGGCATCAACAGCAGCCTGGTTACAGATTCCACGAGCACAACAACCGGCTCGATAATCACGGCGGGCGGTGTAGGTGTTGCAAAGGCGTTGTTTGTTGGAACGACTGCAAATATTGCAGGCACCACTACGCTGGCTGGAGTAACTGCAACCAGCATCACAGACTCAGGTTTAACCGCAGGCCGCGTGACATTTGCCAGCACCGCTGGATTGCTTGCGGATGCGGCGGCGTTAGCATGGGATGGCACTTCCCTTTCAGCAACTAAATTTGCTGGCGCTCTTAACGGCACAGTAGGCGCTACGACTCCTGCTGCGGGTGCGTTTACTACGCTGAGTGCTACAGGCATAACAACTGTCGCAGCAGGTAGCGCAGCACTTCCTGCCATCGTATCTACGACCGGCACAGCCGATACCGGACTGTGGTTCCCTGCTGCTGATACGGTTGCTGCTAGTACGGCTGGCACAGAGAGACTGCGCCTCGACTCCTCAGGCAACTTGGGGATTGGGACGACGAGTCCGAGTGCTACCCTTGACATAAAACATGCAGACCAAACAACCGGTTATTGGGAAAGCAAAGGGTTGCTCATTAGAGATGTTACAACTGCAAATGTTGGTATAGGCATCTATTCGCGTGGCCCTACCGAGCATTACATAACTTCGCTTGATGATGATGTCAACAGTTATTTGATACTTGGAGTGCGAAAATCCTCATCCGTCAATCAGGTTGATGCCATAACTATCCGAGGCAGTGGCAACGTCGGCATCGGGAAGGCAGACCCAAATTACAAACTGGAGATAGTCACAGACTCCGCAGGCAAGCCCGGTGTTGGTGGATTGTGGACAGTCGTATCAGATGAGCGCATTAAATCCAATATTGTTCCCGCAAACCTAAACCGCTGCTATGAAATCGTAAAGTCAGTCCCGCTAAAGCACTTCGGCTTTGCTCCCGGCGTTTACACCGACGACCAGATTCAAGACAAACACAACCTCGGCTGGATAGCACAAGACGTTCAAAAGGTATTCAAAAACGCGGTATCTGTTAAGCCGTTTACCCCGGCTATTGGTGATGTAATCGAAGATTGCCTAGACCTGAATGGCGGGCAGATGATTGCTGCGCTTTATGGTTGCGTTCAGGCTTTGATGGCAAAAGTGGAAGCACTGGAAAACAAATGAACCTGCTTAAAAGCAAAACCGTCTGGTATGCGATTCTAATTGCAGTCTTGTCCATCGTTCAGGGCTATATAGGTTTGCTGCCGATGACGCCGGTAGCACAAATGGTTATCGGGATAGGTATCTCGGTGGGCATCGTTATTTTGCGTCTACTCACCACTCAACCGATAGGGGATAAGTAATGATTAACTTAGAACTCGATGTAAATGAAGTGAACGGTATCCTGCAAGCACTGGGTACCCTGCCTTTTGCTCAAGTCGCCCCGCTGATACAGAAAATACAATTACAAGCGCAGCCGCAGGTGAAAACCAATGGCGCAGACGGTATCGAAGCTCCGGTTCAATAAGGAATTACAGTGGAAAACCAGCATCTGATAAACATGTTTCTTGGCATTGGCATGACGGTTGGCGGCTGGTTTGCAAGAGAGATGTGGGGCGCGGTCAAAGAACTACGAGCCGACCTTGTAAAACTACGCGAGGACTTGCCGAAAGAATACGTTGCAAAAAATGACTACCGCGAGGACATCAGGGAAATCAAAGCAATGCTGGCAAAGATATTTGAGAAACTTGAAAACAAGGCCGACAAATGAAAAAGATATTTCTCCTCGCTCTGCTGCCAGTAAGCGTGTCTGCTGCTGACCTGATGATGTGCAACGGTGAGTATGCACTGTGCGCCGCCAGTGGCTCTACGCCTACAGGCAAGACAATAACGGTCAAGGGTAAAGTGTTTCAAGAGGGCATGGCGGTCTGCCCCATCCTGAAAGGCCGAAGCGTAGCCAACGGTGCGCTGATGAATAACTCATGCGACGCTCCTGCCGGTAAAGTGTGGAGCCTGTTTTCCACTGTGAGCGAAGCGCCACAAGCGCCCTCGTGGGCAGTTGCTCCGTTGGTGAGTCGATCATTTACCCTCGGCAAAGATTCCGGTATGTCGAACCAGTGGTCATTCCTTTGCGACAAGCAAGCCAAACCAGTAAACGGTGTGATGCTTGCATCCTGCTACGGCCCAATCAACGAATCACCAGCAACCAACGGTCATATCAAGCCGGGTGCTAAAATTGTTACTGACGCGCCGGTAGGTGTGTTGAACCCCGTAGGCGGTAACTTTTGAACCCTTTACTGATTTCAGGTCTGTTCTCTGCTGCTGAGTCGTTGATAGAACGGTTCTTCCCTGACCCTGAAAAGAAGGCCGCTGCTCAGTTAGAACTGCTGAAGATGCAGCAAAATGGCGACCTTGCGAAACTTGCGTCTGAGACTGACTTAGCTAAACTTCAACTTCAGGTAAACGTCGAAGAAGCTAAGTCAACGAATTGGTTTGTAGCAGGGTGGCGACCCGGTATTGGCTGGGTGTGCGGAGCAGGGCTGGCCTACGCCGCGCTGATTGAACCGTTTGCTAGGTTTATCGCCAAAGTCGGGTTTGCGTATACGGGCGAGTTTCCGGTCATCAGCACTGATTTAACGCTTCAGATTTTGATGGGTATGTTGGGTCTAGGGGCAATGCGGTCAGTTGAGAAAATAAAAAGTTCTGAGAGCAACAGATGAACGACAAATTAACTTTTGTGGTTACAACGATGGTAAGTTTTACACTGTGCATAGTTATCGCGGGGATGGTGTTTGCCCTGTGCTTTGGCTTGTTTGACAAAGAAGTTAACAACGAAGATATATTTAAGTTGCTTGGGCCAGCGTTTCAGACAATCATCGGCGGCTTTATAGGACTTCTGGCGGGTATAAAATTTTCTAAGGAAGATGATGCAAAATAACTTTGAGAAGTCTCTTGCGTTAGTTTTGCAGCACGAAGGCGGGTATGTCAATCATCCATCAGACCCCGGTGGAAGAACGAATCTTGGCGTAACCCAAAGAGTCTGGGAGGAATATGTTGGACACCCAGTTGATGAAGCAGAGATGCGTAGCCTCACAAAAGAGATGGTTTCGCCACTCTACCGGAAAGAATATTGGGATGCTGTCCGTGGTGACCAGCTTCCTAGCGGCGCTGACTATCTTGCATTTGATTTTGCTGTCAATGCTGGTGCGTTTCGTAGCATCAAAACTATTCAACGTGCATTAAAAATAACAGCCGATGGTGTCATTGGCCCCGTAACCGTAAAGGCGATTCAAGATACAAATGCAGAAGATTTTATTAACAATTTCTCGGCAGCTAAAGAAAGTTTTTATCGCAGCCTTACTAATTTTCCTACGTTCGGCAAGGGCTGGCTTAATCGGGTTGCAGAAGGTAAGAAAGCTGCCGAGGGAATGTTAGGGTAATTTATAGAACTGTAAAGACTGCGAAGGTTCTATAACTATCTTGTTTTGCTTTTCTGAAATACCACCACACCAACGCACTGTACCGCGACCTCCACTGAGATTCGGTAAGAACTGGTTTGTATATGCTCTGGCTCTTCCTGACCGGCGCGGTTGACATCAGCCTGACGATCCGCATCACAAACGCTCCTTCAGCGCAATTTTCAGCCTCTCGATTCGCTGAACGTTGTATAACACCATACTTTCCGCATAGTCTTTCGCTGTCTCTGCCAGCAACAAATCCCTTCTCGATGCATCCAATTCCCTCGCCATCAATTCTTCGCAAGTTGCGGGGACGTATAATTTTTTTAGCCAGTTTAAGAATTTCATTTTATTTCCTCAGTGTTGTAAATATTGCCCACACCATAACAGCGCCAATAATCAGTATGGCGATTGCGGGTGAAAACTCTACGAGAAGGTCAATCATTTTTCTTCTCTTCAATTTCTACTGACTCAAGAAACTGCGTTAGCAAATAGACGCAAGGCAGAATCAGGTCGCGGCAAATATCGTCGTTTACCTGTCGCTCCGTCATGCCCTGCGCTAACAGTTTAAGCGCCCCGATACGCTCGCTTACCAGCATGTCAAGGTGGTCAAAATCAAGACGTTTTACCGTTTCAATGTTTTTGAATTTCATACATCCTCCGCTATTCGTAGTTTCACTTCTTCAGCTTTCTTCAATATTTCTTTAATCTCAATACCTTCGGCATCGTTCTGTTTTGCCCAACAGTTCAAGCCGCGTTTTAAACAAGCTATGACTGCCGGTGTTAATTTAATTTCCATTCCATCTCCTTTGTTTGCTCCCGCGCCGCCACTCGGCGGCAACACATTAGCGCCCTGCGTAACCAATTGCTCAAGAAGGCTTATGGCGTCAAAAAGCGTTTCTCTAATGCCGCCATAATGCGCATCGTCGGTTTCTGATATATACCGCAAGCGTTCCACCATGAAAGCCGTTTTATCATGGGCTCGGATTGGCGCGCCCCGTTCTTCAGCGCGGCTGGCTAGATAATCTTCGCGCTCGGTGTAGTCGCGGTCCAGTTTGTTAAATTCGTTGCTGCTCATTTTTTGGCTCCTGTAACAGAATGATTTATCTCGTCGGCGGTTATCAGGCCGCCCGGTCGTAAACTCACTACAATTTGCGAGCTGTAGCTTTGAATGATAACGGTGTCAGGAATGCCACCGTTGGCCGCGCAGAAATCCCGCAACGCTTGCTGTAATTCTTTAGTCGATATAGTGGCTGTTTGAATCCTCATTTCGTTACCTTTTTGGCACGTTTCGGCGCGGCGGCTTTTTCCCAAGGCAAATCATCAATCAAGTCGGCAAACGGTGCCGGCGCCGGCGGTTTAATGTCGCAGTCAAACTCCGTCTTAAAATTGGTCAGGCCAGCATCACCAAGCAAGCTCTTGTCGGCCAGGTTGGTAATGTCCTGGCTGCTAAATATCGGCTGCTGGAACTCGGTGCCGGTTATCTTGTTGCGGTAGGTCAGCAGGTTATTGTTGCTAGCGTCCATCAGCTCGGCAAAACGCCCCAGCAGGGTTGGTATGTGCCGGTGCTCACCGCAGCCTGCACGTTGCGCTGATACATCCATGTCAGGTTTAGCCTGCGCGCAGCTCCAGCGCCCGTCACCGTCAGTCTCAGGGGTGCTGTGGGCGCAGGTGCGGCAGCTCACCGCGGGCGCCTCTGTGCCGTAGCATTGCGATTTGAACCGGCAGAATTTGCAGGTAAAGTTTGTAGCATCGTCGGCCAGCGTGACCGCGGGTTCCGGCGCCGTGATAATCCGCTCGGCTCGCTGGATCGCCCGGTTGAATGCGTCCTGGTCAAACTCGACGCGCTCGGCGTGAATGTCGTCGGTGTCTTTATTGACCACCAAATACATGGCGCGGGTGAGCGTTGCCCAGCCCATGTATACTTGCATTTGCACGTAATGCTGCGGCTTGGACTTCTTTACCCCATTTTTCACCATCGCGGCAAAAGACTTGGCGTTCGCTGTCTTAAACTCCAGCAAATGCGGCGTTTTGGGCGCCTCCGGCAGGCCGAGGCCAACACTGTCGAGACTGCCGGCAAAGTGCCCGCCTACAGCTTTGTAGCGCCACTGGTTGCCATCCTGATCCTTGTCCCACACCTCAACACCAATATTCCGCAGATCCGCAATCAGGCGCGGCTCCTGGTGGTTGCCGCTGTCAAACAGGCGCAGCATCCTGCCGTCAAAGTCGGCCGGTTTTGCCCATCTAAAACTAAGCCACAAGTAGCGGTCGCATTCGTGGCCAATCTCGCTGGCGCCGAGGTGGGCCCGGCCCTGCCGGTCGGCAGCTTTCTCGTAGCTCTTAAAAATGGCGGTTCTAGTGCTGTTTTGCGGTTCTGGCAGTTCCATACATCCTCCTTAACGCCGGGGCGTTGCCGCCCCAGCGGGTTAATTACTTACGAGCTGCCCAGGGCGCTGCCGGTGCCGCGGGTTTGGCTTTCGGCGCCGGTGCGCTGGCCTGGCTGTAACCTTTGATCCGATTGGTTTGCTGGCCGGACATAGGGTTGAGTTCCTGGATCACATCAACAATAAGCAGGCGGTCGTGCAGCTCCTCGCTGTCCTGCGGCACAAGGATGCCGACACAGTGACAGATGGCACTCAACTCGCGCTCGGCAATGCTTACCGCCGTGGCGTTGGGGTTGACCAGGTTCAGCCTGGACCAGAGCTTGCGCCCTTCGTGCTGGCCACCGACAACGGTGAAGGTCAGTTGCAAATACTGGCCGGTCCCTGCTTTAGTGTCTTTCATCTCTGATTCCGAAATGATGGCTTCGTAACGACCCGGCGGCAGGGCGTCAAACGACTGTTGCGGTTCTACTTCTGCTGCGTTGAAATTTAAAGCGGCCATGATTTATTTCCCTTTAGGTTGGTTGGTTGTTTCGTTTGTGGTCGTCATTGCTTCTGCCAGAGTTGACCATTCCAGAGGCAGTGTATCGGGTAGGCTGTAGCGGTTCTTGGCAAGATATGCCGGTTTCTCAGACGTATGCAGCAGGCGCTCGCCGGTGCTTATCCCGCGGCTTACTTTGTTATTAAAGCCCACATCGGCTGATTTAACGATGGTTTTGTAATTTGCAAATCCAACGATGTCGCACCATTCTTGCACCAATGCCGATGACCTGGCTTGCAGCTTGGGCTGGTAACGCTCATACGGCTCCACTTCAGGGCTGTCAAACCGCTTGATCTCGCAGTGCGCCAGCAGGATGCTGGCCATGCCCATCGCGCGCAAGGCGTTCAAATCTTCAAGCACCTTGCGCCAGAGATCCGCGGCTATTACGGCGCCCTTGCCGTAGGCCAGATCCTTTGCTTCATACTGGCCGTTGATCTGCTCCCATATCAGGTTGTCGAGCCAGTCCAGGCTGTCGATCACCACGGTCGAGAAGTCGTGCTCGCCTTTGAGTGACGCCAGCGCCTCCTGAACATCTTTAAGACTTCTGGCCACCGGGAAGTGATCGACCTCCAGCCGGCCCAAACCATCCTCAGTCAGGATGAAGATCGGTGCCGGTGCGCTAGCGCCGAAGGTCGTCTTGCCCAGCCCATGCGGGCCGTAAACCATGATGCGCGGTGGCTGGATGCTGGTGTTTCTGCTGATTGCTTGCAAGTTTATAGCCATAAATCCTCCGGTTAAAAGCTGAAAAGTAATACGATGAAAATCCAACCTCCTACGACTGTTGCAACGGCGCACGCGGCGGCACCTACTATTTCAAAAGTATTCATTCTGACCTCTCGTTGGCTATGTCTTGCGCGTATTCCATAACCATGTCGGTGTCGGCATAATGAGACTTGAGCATCTGTTCGACTTGGGTATACAGGCGCTCGATACGGTGGCCTAATGCCTGATTGTTTTTTCCAAGAGCGGCGACCACTAGTTCAAAGGCGTAGCTGGTATCCAGATGGTCGGCAATGAACTCGTATAGATCGACTTGCGCGCGACCGCGGCTAGGGTAGCGACCGTAGTCCATCGTTGCTTCAACGATTTCTGTAAGTGCGTCGGCGCGGTCGCGCTCGGTGACTGTTGCTTGCTTGCGGTTTAGGGGGTAGCAACGCGGGCAATCTTCTGCTCCGCAGTTGCAGCGTTCAGGGGCGCTCATGCTGCCACCTGCTCAGCTGCATCACGAATTTCGTAGAACTTCGCAAGTGCCAATTCAAAAGACTTTGGCTTTGCCAAAATCTTACCAGTCCTGCGATCTTGTATTTCGTAGCTGTAGTGGTCGCGTTGCCAGAGGACCAGCGATTTGTAAGACTGTATGAAGTGAACGGTTTGCATTTTGTTTCCTTTAGGTCGGTTGGTTGGTAGGTTGTTACGGGGTTGCGCTTGCGTATGAATCACACTATAATTGCATCAACTTGGGTTGTCAACACATTACTGCAACTATTTTATATGAAGGGTAAAAATAACATGCTCACTATTGATGCAGTGCAATATTTTGATGGGCGCCGGGCGTTGGCCGAACGATTGGGAATCACTACTCAAGCGGTGGCCAAATGGGGCGAGGCGGTTCCTGAGGGTTCTGCTTACAAATTGCAGGCGGTTACTAACGGTCGCTTGCGGGTAGATCCTTCGGTTTATCCTGGTCGGCGAGCAATTAAAAAGGGGAGGAAATAACATGCCAATATTTATTGCGACAGAAAATGATGTCGATACGCTTGGCAGTACGTTGATTTGTCCAAACTGCAAGTGCAATAATTTGCATCAAAAACGCTTAGATGCAGAGGACGATCCCGAAACCGTAGATTTGTTGCAGATTAGATTTTGGTGTGAGAATTGCCCATCTGAGCCAGTGTTGTCTATTCAGCAACACAAGGGCACCACGTATATAGGTTGGCATTCCATGCGTGTCATCCTATGACCATGACAGACACAGACAAAGGTGCTGACAAGATCGTTGTCAAGAACAGTGAATTCCTGCAACTGCTTTATGCCGGCATTCCAGAGAAGTCTAGCTTGTGGGTGACTTCGTTCTTTGGCAATCCTGACCTGACGGACAGCGGCAATTGGTTTGGGCGTCCTTACAGACCGGACCGGCACGCGCTGGTTGATTCGATGGTGACGGTCAATGCCTATTTTTCTGTTGCCGCGCTCTCGCCTACCGCTGACGGTGCGGTGCGGCGCCGGAAAGCGAACTTTGAGCAGATCCTGGTGCTGGTTGCCGACGATGCGCTAATCGACGACATCAAAGGCACCGTGTCTTACGTGCTAAACACTTCACCCGGCAAAGCGCAGATTGGGATCTTTATCGATAAGGATGACCCCGACGCCAAGAACCGCAACCTGGTTGACTCGATTGTCACGCGCATGGCCGAGAACGGTTTGCTGCGAGCTGACGCCAGCGGGAACAATTCGGTGCGCTACGTGCGATTGCCGGTGGGCCAGAATCAGAAGCCGCGGGATAGTGGGCCGTGGGACCATCAGTTAGCCGTGTGGAACGCCGACTGCGTGATGTCACTGGTTGACGCAGCCAGTGTGTTTGGGATCGACGTTGACGAGCTGCGGAAGATGGAGAAGGCAAAACCAGCCGATGCCAAAAATTCTATATACGAAGGGCAAGCGGATCTGTTGCGCCTTACGGCCAGCAACATAGTGCGGGGAGAACGGCTGCACGAATCGATTAACGAGATGGCGTTTAGTTTGGTTGCCAGCGGCGCTCACGCTGGCACCGTGGTCAGCACGCTGCGCGGGTTGATGGAATCTTCACTAGTTGCAAAAGACGACCGCTGGAAGGCACGCTACGACGACATACCGCGATCGGTGACGACGGCGGTAGACAAGCTCAAAGAGAATCAAACAAACGATCCTGACGCGCCTACGGCAGCTGGGAAGGGCAAATCAGAGATCATTGAGCGGTTGAAATCATGGAAACCGGCAGATGCGGCGCAGGTGACCGAGATCCGCGAGATTAAATATTATGTTGAGGGACTAATTCAATCCCATTTGGCAGGCAGTTTGGTTTCTCAGGGCGGCACCGGCAAAACGTCTATTTTGATGCTGCTGGGCATTGAAACGGCACTCGGCGGCACCTGGTTCGGCATGGCGGTTACACAAGGAGCTTTTGTTTTACTTAGTCTGGACGACGCGCAGGAGGATCTCGACGCCTGCTTCGCCATGATATTGCTGGAAAAACAGTTTAAACCGTCACAGGTTGAGATCATTCGGGTCAATGTGCGGCTGATTTCTTTGCGGTCCATGAAAATGACCATTAAATTTGCTAAAAAAGATGGTCAGAGCTTCATGTCTACCGGCTTAGACCAGGCATTGATTGAGGGATTATCGGAAATTCCAAACCTTCGCTGCGTGGCGCTCGATACCTTGCGGCAGTTTGCTGGCGGCACGACCAACGACGACCAGCTTGTTACGGTGGCCACAAAAGCCATCACCAGCGTTGCAGACGCCTGCGGCTGCGCGGCGATCGTCAACCACCACGGCACGAAGCAGGGCGCCAGAGAGGGCGTGGTTGACCAATACAGCGGCGCCGGCAGCGGGGCCCTGGCCGACAATCTGCGTTTCGTTCTGAATCTGAGCACCGTAAAAACCGAGGATGCGCGGAAAATGCTTAATTTTTCTGTTTTGGACGATTTTGCGCTTGATCACGGATCTGTGGTGCTTGAGTTGGTAGACACCCGCGGCAGTCTGTTACGCCGCACCATTGATCCGGTTTATATCATGCGTGAAGGGTATCGATTCACAACGTTGGAAACGTCGAAAAAAACACCGGCGCAGCGCAATATGGAGAAATTCAAGCAAGTGGCCAGGATTATTAAGGACAAGGGGCCGCAGTCTCGGAATGGGTTATTTGCGGTTTTGAAGGGCAAAAAGCAGGACTTTTTGGAAATGATTAACGGCTGGCAAAACGACGGGTTGCTGGTGCCAGTGGGAACCGGCAGCAGCTCGGTAATTGATCTGACTGAGGCCGGAAAAGCCTTTGTAAAAGGGGCGTTTTGATGACCGTCGCTGGTTCTAAAACTGCCGGTTCCCCCTTAAGCATAGGGAACCGGGAACCGGCAGTAGAACAGGGGGGTGTGTGTTACACACAACACACCCCACCCCCGTTACTGGTTCTCGGTTCGGGAACCGAAGGGAACTGGGAACCGAGAGAAGTATTTTATTATGATAAAGGCAGAAAATGACACCAACCCAGCGCAGCATCTGGCGTGCCGAATGTCTGTGCCGAATGTCGTATTATTAAAGGTAAAAAATGACACCAACGCAACGCAGTCTTGCAGCTTTACGGGAACTAGGGTATCTAGTTGAGGTTGTAGAGAAATGGAACTCATTTACCCGAACTCGTAAGGATTTATGGGGTTGGGCTGACTTGCTGGCTATCAAGCGCGGCGAGGTGCTGGCGGTTCAGGTTACCGCCCAGGCCGTTGCTAACCGGGTTGCAAAGGTTACGGAATCGGAAACCATTGGCCGGGTGCGGGAAGCTGGCATTCGGATCGAAATTCACGGTTGGCGAAAAAATGCAAAAGGCAGATATATTCAACGAATTGTTGATTTATCCTGATTTTTGCGCTTGCGTGCAGAATTATTGAGGGATAAGATAGTGTTGCGCGAGTCTCCTTTCAAACAGCGCAAACCCGCGTGGCGGTGGCAAGAGCGATGCGGGCGCTCTTTAAACGACCACCGTCATTTGTGCGTAAGTAAGCGACCACTTACAAATGTTAGTGTCCACTTCAGACGGAAATAGATGGCAAAAGGGATAAAAACAGGAGGGCGCAAGGCCGGGGTCGGTAACAAGACGACGGTTGATGTGCGCGAGGCAATTGCCGCATTTGCGTCTGCGAACGTTGGGCAAATGACTACGTGGCTTTCAAGTATTGACGATCCGGCCAAGAAGCTCGACTTGTACCTGCGCGCTATCGAATATCATATCCCTAAGCTAGCAAGGTCAGAGCAAACCGGGCCAGATGGCGGGCCGCAAGAGCATACCTTCAGGTGGCTTGAGTAATGCTCCACGTTATCCCCTACAAGCCGCGTGCCGCTTTCCTGCCGTTCCACCAGCGCACCAAGCGTTGGTCATGCCTGGTGGCTCACCGGAGGGCTGGTAAGACCGTGGCGGCGATCAACGACCTGATTAGAGCCGCGGTAACGAGCAAAAGCCCGATGCCGCAGTTTGCTTACATCGCGCCGTTTCGCAGCCAGGCTAAATCGGTGGCGTGGGATTATCTTAAGCACTTCTCTGCTACCTCGGCTGCCAGCACCAATGAGTCAGAGCTGACCGTGGACATGATCAACGGCAGCAAAGTCAGGCTGTTTGGCGCCGACAATGCAGATTCGATGCGCGGGCTGGGCTTTGACGGTATCTTCATGGACGAGTATGGCGACTTCAAACCGTCGGTATGGGGCAACGTCATCCGGCCAGCGCTCTCCGACCGGCAAGGCTGGGCGGTGTTCGGTGGAACTCCAAAAGGCAAGAATCAGTTTTGGGAAATAAAGCAGACTGCCGAACGGTTGCGGGATGAATGGTTCCTGTTGCAGCTGCCGGCCAGCAAGTCAGGGCTGCTGCCTGATGGCGAGCTTGCGGCGGCAAGGGCGCAGCTTTCAAAAGATCAATACGATCAAGAATACGAAATTTCATTTGAAGCGAGCATTTTAGGGGCGTTTTACGGCACAGAGATGCGCGAGGCCACCGAGCAAGGCCGGATCTGTCAGGTTGACTACCAGCTCGATGTGCCTGTGCACACCGCGTTTGATTTGGGCTATCGTGACGACACGGCGATCTGGTTCTACCAGGTCATCCGCGGCGAGATTCACGTTATCGATTACTACGCGGTGTCCGGCGCCAACATTGCAGAGCTGGCCGCGGTGATCACCGGCAAGCCGTACAAGTACGGCAAGCACTACCTGCCGCATGATGCTAAAGCCAAAACGCTGGCCGCGCAGGGCAAAAGCATTATTGAGCAGCTCGCTGACTACCTGGGCATCAACAACCTAGCCATCGTGCCAGACCTGAGCGTGCAGGACGGCATCCAGGCGGTGCGGCAGATGCTGCCGAATACATGGTTTCACGTGGAACATTGCGCCGAAGGCATCGAGGCGCTGCGCCAATACCAGCGCGAATACGACGAGGACAAGAAGGCATTTAGGCAGACGCCGCGGCATGACTGGTGCTCGCATCCGGCAGACGCAATGCGAATGCTGGCGATAGCCTGGCGCGCCGAACCGACCGTCAAGCCGCCAGACAGGATAAAACCGTTGATGGTCGGACCGGAAAACACCGTAACACTTAACGACATGTGGGCAACTATGAAAACTAACAGGAGTGGCAGATTATGAGCGGCGTAAACAATCCGTACAGGTATCAGTATGAGCACGTTGCGGCAAGTTCTACCGCGCAAGTCTTGGGTGGCACAGGCGCAAAAGGCGACTATTTGCACCGTATTGTTTGCACCGTTAGCACATCTGCCACCGGCAACGTGCAAATCGTTGATGGTTCGGGAACAGGCATCCTGACGCATACCATCCTTCCAGCGCTTGCAGGTACTGGCGTGAACGTCTACAACGTCGAGCTGAACGCGGTTTCCGCTGACGGCGCATGGAAGATTACAACCGGCGCAGGTGTCGAAGTAATGGCGGTCGGGATCTTCAGCGCATGATCGCTTGCGTCCTAAAGTCGGGCGGTGACTTCCTGCCGAAGCACGTTTATGCTTTGCAGGAGATGTGCGACCGCTACCTGCCAGACGAAGATTTCATTTGCCTGACCGACTTAGACTTGGACTGTCAGATATTGCCGCTGGCGCACGACTGGCCGGGCTGGTGGTCGAAGGTTGAGTTGTTCCGGCTACCGAGCGCCTTGTACATGGATTTGGACACCGTTCTAGTCGGCGACTGCACCGAGCTGCTGGAGGCGGCCCGACCGCACGACTTTGTGATCATGCGCGATGTTTACCGCGGCGCCGCCGATCCGCGGTCGATGCAATCCAGCCTGATGTGGTGGTCGAGGCCGCATCAGTTCATCTATGACGCATTCAAGGCGGGCGACCGCTACTGCGAAGGGGGTGATCAGGTCTATCTGGAATGGGCGTTAAGTGGCCGCCTGGTCAAATACTGGCAGGACATTACGCCCGGCATCAAGTCGTTCAAGGCCGACATACTGCCGAACGGGGTGCAGGCCGAGGACCGCCTGATCGCGTTCCACGGCAAGCCGCGGCCGTGGGAACAGACTAGGGTGGCTTATGCGTCAGCATAGCGGCTGGGCGGTCCCTGACGCTGACCAGTGCTGCATTCAAGCGGCGCTGGCCGAGGTGTGCGATCTTGGCGCTAGTCTGGATCTGTGCCGGCAGTTCAGGACCGCAATACAGGCCGGTGGCAATGTCGGCGTTTACCCGATGGCGATGGCGCAGAAGTTTGAGCGTGTCTACACCGTCGAGCCGGACGCAGCCAATTACGAGGCGCTGGCCATCAATACCGCCAGCCAGCCGCGGGTGATCATCCGCTGGGCTGCGTTTGGGCAGGACCACAGCAAGGCGGCGATTGACCAGATTTATCCCGACAACATTGGCGCCCACCAGATCAAGGAGGGCAACGAGTTTGACGTTCTGCCGATTGACAGCCTGGGCGTAACCGACTGCGACCTGTTGCAGCTTGATGTTGAGGGATCCGAGCACCAGGCTATTTTGGGCGCCATTGCAACGATAGAGGCGAGCTGGCCGGTCATCACTTTGGAACTTAAAGGCCACGGCGAGCGATACGGTTACACCGACGAGGACACGATCAACCTACTGGCCGACATGGGTTACAAGATTGCCGACCGGGTAAACAGGGATGTGATATTCACAAAATGACTGCAGCCTGGACACGCAAAGAAGGAAAGAATCCTGCTGGTGGGCTGAACGCCGCCGGACGAGCCAGTTACAAGGCCGAGACAGGTGGCGAACTTAAACCGCCGGTCAAAGCAGGTGACAATCCGCGCCGAGCTAGTTTCCTTGCAAGAATGGGCAGTATGCCGGGTCCGATGGAAAAAAACGGCGAGCCGACGCGATTGGCACTTGCGCTGAAAGCGTGGGGCGCATCCAGCAAAGCTGACGCTAAGAGCAAAGCTGCGGCAATATCGAACAGGAATAAATAATGGCCGAAGCTGACAGAATTGCGGCTGCGCTGCGCTACCAGCAAGAACTGGATGCGGCACAACGCCCTGCTACCATGAACCCGAACATAGCCGCGCAGGGGTTAAAATCACGCAATCGAATTGCTGCCGAATTAGCTAGTCAACCGCAATCATGGTCTGGTGAAGAATTACCAATGGAAGGCCGGGCAACCTTTTTGCCGTTTCAAGACACGCTGCCGGGGTCAGTGATGAACAAGCGCAGCTTGGCATTGCCGGGCATTGTTGCCGGTGCCGTTAATGCGTTTACTGCGCCAGGCCGAGCCTTAAGCGGCAGCGATCCGAACTTTAATCCGCAGGAAGAAGCCGCAAACTTTGCCATGAATGTGATGGGTGGTGGTATCGGCGCGTCCAGGCTTGCGCCAGCGCCTGCTGGGTCGTTGGGGATGTTTATTGGAAAAACAGCTAAAAACTGGAATGCAGCAGCAGAAGCAAAAGCATTAGAAATGGAAAAGTCAGGCGCAACTCCGCAAACAATATGGCAAGAAACCGGCAACTGGAAAGCACCGGATGCGGCATGGCGGCAAGAAATAAATGATGCAGGTTCTCGAATGACAGAAAAAGTGCATAGCGACATAATGTCTAAGCATTTTTTTAACGATCCTTTAAGTGAAGCATTGACCCATGAACCGTTGTATCGAGCCTATCCCGAATTAGGCAGGATTAAAACAACTGTTACAGCATGGGAGCAACCAAAAGGATCATTTAGCCCATTAAGAAACGAACTAGAGGCGTCCGGCCCTAGTTCAATGACGCAACGTAGCACCGCCTTGCATGAGTTGCAGCACGCAATCCAACAGAAAGAAGGATTTGCAAGGGGCGGCAGTCCTGAGATGTTTCGGCAATCAACAGACTTTAGTTCCAAAGCATTACAAGATGCTGCAATTCTTGATAAAACAATGCGGGCATCAAACCTTAGCCAACTTGAAGCGTTAAAAAGATTTGAAGTATTGTTTGGCAGAAAGCCCGAAGCGGGTGCGTTTGCTGCATTGGAAAGAGTAGGAACAGGTAAAGAATTGGACATTGCAAGGGATGCGGCTAGAGAAGCAGAAAAATTAGCAAAAAATCCTTTGGAATCTTACCGCCGCCTTGCCGGTGAAGCCGAAGCTAGAGCTACCCAAAAGCGCAGAAACCTAACAGACGAACAACGCCGCGCAGAGTTTCCTGAACGCTCTTATGACGTGCCAATTAACAAACTAATCATTAGGCGATAAACATGGATGAGCAAAGCACCGGCGTCGATAAATGGCTGCACGTTATTAGCCAGTACGACAACGAATTTAAAAAGTGGGAAGCCCGCAGCGCGAAGATCGTCAAACGCTACCGCGACGACAACCGCAGTCAGCACACGAACGAAACCGCGAAATTCAACATCCTTTGGTCAAACGTGCAGACGCTGATACCGGCGGTTTACGCCAAGTTGCCCAAAGCGGTGGCCGAGCGCCGGTTCGGGGACAATGATCCTGTTGGCCGGGTTGCTGGTTCGCTTATCGAGCGCGCACTGGACTTTGAGATCGAGCACTATCCAGATTTCCGCGCAACGATGAAACACGCTGTTGAGGACAGGTTTCTCGGTGGCCGCGGCACCGCTTGGGTGCGCTACGAGCCGCATGTAAGGCAAATGGACATGCCAGAGGACGGGTTGCAAATCACTGAGGATGTTGAGAATGAAGCAGCCGAAGGCCAGACGCCAGAAGGCGCGCCAAAGCCCGAAAATCAAGACTACACCGCAGGCGAAACCGAGCCGCAGGAAGAAATTGAGTATGAGTGCGCCCCGACCGACTATGTTCATTGGAAGGATTTTGGGCATTCTGTTGCTCGCACTTGGGAAGAAGTGACTTGCGTATGGCGCTGGGTGTACATGACAAAAGAAGCTCTAACCGAGCGGTTTGGCGCAAAGATGGCCAAATCAATTCCGCTGGACTCTGGCGCCGAAACGCTGGCGTCCTACGGGCAAAGCAATAAAGAGCGCACCAGGGCGAAGATATGCGAACTGTGGGACAAGGAATCGGGCAAGGTGTATTGGCTGTCAAAGAACTGCCCGAATCTGATAGACGAGCGTGACGATCCGCTGGAGCTTGACCAGTTCTTCCCCTGTGCTCGACCGCTTTACAGCACCACCACAAGCGACAGCTTAATTCCGGTGCCTGACTTTGTGATCTACCAGGACCAAGCCAACGAACTGGATATTCTGTCAGACAGAATTGACGGACTGGTCAAGGCATTGCGGATCCGTGGTGTTTACGATGCCAGCCAGCCTGCGCTGCAACGGCTGTTAACCGAGGGCGACAACAACTCGTTGATTCCGGTCGATAAATGGATGGCATTTAGCGAGAAAGGCGGGCTGAAGGGCAGTATCGACATCTTGCCGATCGACATGCTGGCCAACGCGCTGCTTAACTGCTACAGGGCGCGGGAGGACATAAAAGGCCAGATTTACGAGATTACAGGCATTAGCGACATTATCAGAGGCCAAACGTCGGCCAGCGAAACCGCTACCGCCCAGCAGATCAAAGGCCAGTATGCCGGGCTGCGGTTGCGGAGTATGCAGGAAGAAGTGGCGCTGTTTGCCAGCGAACTGATCCGCTTAAAAGCGCAGGTTATTTGCACTAAATTCCAGCCGCAGACGATTTTGCTATACGCCGCGGCAGGGCAGATGAGTCAAGAAGATCAGCAAATGATTCCGCAAGCCATCCAGCTTATGCAAGACAATCCGCTGCGGAACTTTCGTATTGAGGTTGATGCTGACAGCTTGGTTCAAATCGATGAACAACAAACTAAAAAGGACCGCGTTGAATTCCTGACCGCATTCGGTGGTTTTATGCGCGAGTCGTTGCCGGTCGGCCAGCAATCGCCTGAACTGGTGCCAATGCTAGTTGAGCTGATTAAATTCGGCATTGGCGGTTTTAAACAAGCCAAACCGATTGAGGGCGTGCTTGATGTCGCGCTTGAACAGATGAAACAGAAACAGGCCGGACCACAAGAACAAAAGCCAGATCCAGAAATGATGAAGATGCAAGCGCAACAGCAATCCGAGCAGATGCGAGTGCAGGCCGACACGCAAGCTGCCCAGGCTAAGATGCAAGCAGAGATGCAAATAACGCAAGCCAAAGCGCAGGCCGATATGCAAGTTGAGCAGATGAAAATGCAACACGCTGCACAATTGGAACAACAAAAGCTGCAATTTGAAAAAGAACGCACCGAGCTGGAAGCCGCAACTAAGCTTATGGTGGCGCGTATCGGCGCTAACCCCGGCTTAGATATACCAATGATTGAAGCGCAGCAGGCAGCAAGCGAGAAAGTCAGCGCCGAGCTGGGCGAGAACGTAAAAATGGCAATTGACCACATGGCGCAAATGCACGAAAACATGGCAAACATGCATGGGGAAACCATGAACCGCATCGGTGGTGTCATGCAGACACTGGCGGCGCCCAAGCGCATCGTGCGCGGGCCAGATGGCAAGGCAGTCGGCGTCGAGGTTGCGGCATGATCGTTACCACAACTAAAGGCAAAATGGACGATTCATTGCTTGAAAAGCGGGAAGGATCGGTCGATAACGACAACGAAAACACAACGTGGGTTGAGTATTGGCTTGCCGACGAGCTGGTGCACAGATCAGCTCACGTTAGGTTGAAAAAAGCGATGGTTTCAACATCCGAGGCAGGGAGTTTTAAAAATGGCTAATACGCAAGCAATGTGCACCAGTTTCAAAGCCGAAATTCTTAGCGGCATTCACGCGCTGGGGACAACCGTTATTCGGGCAGGGACCGGCGCCGACACAATCAAGGCCGCGCTGTATCTGGCGAGCGCCACCGTAAACGCTGCCACAACTGTTTATAGCGCCACTGGCGAGGTTTCAGGCACTGGCTATAGCGCAGGCGGGATAACGGCCACGAACGCCACAGCGCCCACATCCAGCGGCACTACGGCCTATTGGACGCCGAGCGCCAGCTTTACCTACACAACCGTAACACTGACCACATCATTTGATTGTGTGCTGGTTTACAACTCGACGCAAAGCAATAAAGCAATCAGCGCTCACACTTTCGGCGCTCAGACGATCACCGCAGGCACGTTTGTGCTATCCATGCCGACGAATGACAGCACCAATGCACTTATCCGCATTGCCTAAAACATGGCACAAGGCGCATGGGACACCGGCACCTGGGATGCTGCCCTGTGGGACAGTTTGCCTGTCACCGGCAATTCTGCAACAGGATCGCCAGGTAATGTCGGCGCTGCCGCAACTGTTTTACTTACCGGGAACTCAGCAACCGGAGCGCCCGGCACCGTTGGCGCCACCGTCACCATCGCGCTATCGGGCGTGCAGGCTACGGGGCAGGTTGGGACAGAGGGTGTCAGCGCGACGGTACCGATCACAGGCACTGAGGCAACCGGCGCCGCGGGATCTGTTGGCCTGGTCATCACGGTTTCATTGTCTGGAAACAGCGCAATCGGCGAGGTTGGGACGGTCACGGTTATGCCGGAGCCGGTCATCGTTATTGATGACACGCACGACGGGAAAAGATTTAAAGAGCAACTCAAACGCGAGCGCAAGCTCAGAGAAAAGAAAAAACAGGCAATTCTTGACGCATTTGAGCGAATTGTTGAAGGCAGGCCAGAGATCGCCGAGGAAATTGCCGCGCCGTTTATCGTGCAGCCAAAAGCTAAATCAACGGTTCTGGCCATCAATTACGACGCGCTGTTTGCCGATCTGGACCGCGTGCAGCGGATCTGGGATACCCACCTTGAAATGGATGATGAGGACGTTTTGACGCTGCTATGAAAAAAATTTACATACAAATTGATGGCCAATTAATTGAGAAATCAACGCATTACAGTGAGCCTGTGGCGCCAATCATTATGCCCGACATCCAGCCTTATCAGTCGATGGCAGATGGATCAATGATTACCAGTCGCAGCCATCACCGCGAGCACCTGAAGCAACACAATTGCATCGAGATCGGCAACGAAACTATGGAAACCAAACCAGTGCCGGTAAAAGACAACCGCAAACAAGTGTTGCGGGAACAACTGGCAAATATGACGCACAGCCAAGCAAATAAAATGCTGGCCAAGCTGCGTGACGATCTTCGTTTTATCCGCAGGTAAACCCCCACAGGGAGCAACAATGTCCGACTTAAATGAAATCGTCCCAGTAGATAACGCAGACAACCGCCGCGATCTGTTATCCCAGCAATTTGATGATGTTGCTGAAGCGGCGCCAGAACCTGCAAAGGTTGAACCGGCAAAATATGAAAAGCAGCGGGATGAATCCGGCAAGTATGCGAAGCAGGTAAAAGCAGAACCTACCGAGCCAATTGAAGAACCGTTGTGGAAACGCCCACCGGCAAGCTGGAAGAAGGATTACCACGAGGATTGGAAAGCCGCCCCAGCTCGAATGCAGGAGTATGCCTGGCAACGTGAAAATGAAATGAAAGCCGGTGTTGAGCCGCTTATCTCCAAAGCACAGTTTGCCGACCAAATGCAAGAAGTGCTCAATCCGTACATGAACACGATCCAAGGGCTTGGCATAGATGCGCCAAAGGCTGTAAAAGCGTTGATGGAAGCAGATCATGCCTTGCGCTATAGTAATCCGCAGGAAAAGCACCAGTATTTTGCTAGACTTGCACAAAGTTATGGAGTAGATTTAAATAATATGGGTAATCTGCCACAACAGATGCCCGTTGATCCAACCATTTTTGCATTGCAAAACGAACTAAACAACGTTCGAGGAGAAGTGCAAGGATGGAAGCAGGCACAGGAACAACAACAGAATCAGGCTCTCTTAGGTGAAATAAACATCTTCAGCCAGAAAGCCGAGTATTTCGAGGAAGCAAGGCCGGTAATGATCCAGCTCCTACAGAGCGGTGTGGCCAAAGACCTTGATGATGCGTATCAAAAAGCATTGCGCTTAGATCCGACCCTGTTTGAAAGTGTGCAAGCCAGCAAACAAGCTGAACTTGATACCTCAAAAAGAGCAGCAGCAAATAAAGCTGCTAAGTCGGCAAGAGCGGCAGCGGTGAGCGTGCGTGGATCCACACCCGGAACCGTGACAAATACCAAAGCACAAGATCGTCGGGCTTTACTTGCCGAGCAATTCGACAACATAAGCGACCGACTTTAATAACTTTTAAGGAGCTTTCATCATGGCTTTTGCCAATAGCTCGATCAGCGACATCATTGCGACCAACATTCAAAGTCGTACTGGTGAGCTGGCCGACAACGTAACAAACAACAATGCGCTTCTGCGCCGACTCAAAGAACGCGGTAACGTGAAAACGTTTTCCGGTGGTAACGTAATCTTGCAAGAGGTTATGTATAACGACAGCACGACTAACAACACGAATTCTTATTCGGGTTACGAAGTGTTGAACGTCAGCCAAAACAGCCCGATCAGTGCGGCGCAGTTTGGTATCACTCAATACGCTGCTGCGGTATCAATCAGCGGTCTGGAAATGATCCAGAACACCGGCAAGGAAGCGATTATCGACCTGCTGGACGGTCGTATGAACGTTGCCGAAGCGCAACTGGCTAACCGTATCGGTTCGGATATTTATCTTGATGGTACGGGTAACAGCGGTAAGAACATCACCGGACTTGGTGCTGCTGTGCCAGATGCTCCGACCTCTGGAACGTATGGCGGTATCAACCGCGCGACGTATTCGTTTTGGCAATCGGTTGCTTATTCTGGTTTGACGAACGGCGGCGCGGCTACGACTGCATCCAACATCCAGCAGTACATGGATTCGGTAGCGGTTCAGTTGATTCGCGGAACGGATAAACCGGATCTGATCGTTGCAGACAATGTTTACTATCGTCTGTACCTTCAATCGTTGCAATCCATTCAGCGTATTTCTGATTCGGGTAGCTCGATGGCCGGTGCTGGTTTTGCCTCGCTGAAATACTACGGCGCAGGTATGGCATCGGATGTGGTGCTCGACGGCGGTATTGGGTCGGCGGCTACTGCATCGCACATGTGGTTCCTAAATACGAAATACATAATGTTCCGTCCGCACGTTGATCGGAATTTCGTACCGATTGGCGGCGAACGGCAAGCCGTAAACCAAGACGCGATCGTGAAATTAATCGGTTGGGCTGGCAATCTTACGTCCTCCGGTCCGCAATTTTGCGGCGTGTTGATCGCTTAAGGAGAATAAATCATGGCTTATACTTTTGCTGAAAATCAAAGCGGTCTGCTTCAGATCGCAAACATCGACACCGGGGTGACTTCACCTAGCGGCGTTTCGTCTGGCAGCTCGTCTGTCATTCCGACGCCGCCTAATGTCCTGGGCAAGATCGTGCGCGCTGACGATCCGACCTATGGCGAAGGCGAGTTCATTCTGCTGGTAGGGGTGGCTTCCACGGTGGTCGGTTCGTTGGTCAGTTACAACGCAACGACTTATCAAACGGTGTTGGTGCCGAATACTGCTGTCCAGGCTTGCCCGGTAGCAGTTGCGATGTCGGCTAACCTGGCTGGCACGTTTGGCTGGTATCAAATCGCTGGAAATGCGGTAATCAAGAAAACGGCAGTTGCGGTATCTCCGCAAGTGACTGTATTCCTGTCCGCTACTGCCGGTCGCGTTAAGGTTCTTGCCTCTGCGGGTCTGCAAGTTGTCGCAGCTCGTTCGGCAAACCTGGCTACGATTGCCGCAACCGTTTCGACGGTCACGGTAACAATTAACCGTCCGCACCTGCAAAGCCAAATCACCTAATGGTTGATGCAGTTTTAGATGTTGTTGGAAACACACTCCCCAGCGTAATGCTGGGGAATGTGGAGCTGTCTTGCAAAAGGCAGCTTTCCTGGTTTGATTTTAATGATGAGTCAAACGAGGAAAGCATCTGCATTGTCGGTGGTGCTCCAAGTCTAAATGAGTCGGTGCATCAGCTAATAATTCGGCATCAGAACGGCGCCAGACTTTGGTCGGTAAACGGCACTTATGATTGGCTGCTTGCCCGCGGCATCGTTCCTGATGGGCATGTCATGCTTGATGCCAGGCCGGAGAATGTGCGGTTTGTAAAGAATCCCAAACTGGAAACGCAGTTTTACGTGGCCAGCCAGTGTGACCCCTGCGTATTTGACGCTTTAGAGGGCTTTAAAGTGGACCTGGTGCATGTCCAAACCGAGGGGGTCTACGAGTATCTTGAAAGCGAGCGCAAGCGCCCTGTGCATCTTATGGGCGGGTTTACGACGGTTGGCATGTTGGCGATGATTCTGGCCAAGCTAAAAGGCTATCGGCAGATTTACTTGTTTGGGATGGATTCCAGTTATTCAGAAGGCGAACACCATGTTTACAAACAAGAATCCAACGACGGTGAAAACGTAATTACGGCTACAATCCACGAAACAAAATACAAGGCTGCGCCGTGGATGTGCCAGCAAGTGCGTGACTTTCAAACGCTTGCGCGTAAATTTGCCGAAGATGATGTAACAATTGAAGTTTGCGGTCCCGGTTTATTGTACGCAATGGCGAAAGCCATGACTTTTCCATTAACTCAAAGGATTTAAAATGGCTATTCCCTCACGTGTTCAAGCATCTGGTAATTCAGGACTTTCTACAACTAGCATTTGTGGCGATGGCGCCACCGGCCTAGTTGCCGTTGGCAGCACCATTGCTGACGCGCTGCAATTGTCTGCGGTATGGAACACGATCACCACCAGCTCGGCGTCAACTGGCGTAATTCTGCCGCCGACCGAGGTTGGCGCTATGATCGGCATTCGTAATGATTCTGGCCAAACGGTTACTGTCTATCCGAAATCTGGATCTACGATCAATGCTGCCGCGTCAACATTATCTGTTGCAACAGCGAAAACCGTCATTTTGTTTGCTACTAGCGCCACGACTTGGGCATCTGTTCTGACTGCGTAATGACAATTCCCTCACGGGTTTTGGGTGCGGGTGCGTCATCATTAATGACCGTTGCCATCTGTGGCGACGGCGTGGATGGTTTGACTGCGACTGGTTCCACCCGCGCTGATGCGTTGCAACTGACTAAGATTTACAACTCGGTTGATACTGCAACTTCTGGCAGTGGCGTTTTGTTGCCGCCTACACAAATGGGCGCAACAATTTACATTGCCAATTCAAGTGCGCACACGATCAAAGTTTATCCGTACGAAACCGCAACAACGGTGAACCAAACTACATCGGCATCCATCGCACAAAATCACACAAGTATACTTTTTGCTGTGTCTAATGCCATGTGGTACAGCATCAACGGCACTAAAACTTAATCCCCACAGGAGAACACAAAATGGCTTTAGACAGCGACACCCTTAATGCCGACTCGCACTTGCATGTTGAGTTTTACACCAACGACCAGAAACCTTACAAGGATCGTCCGACGCCTTTTGTGCGGATAATTGTGCCTGGTGATAAAACAAACGTTGTTGACCAGCCGGTCA